GTTTGGGAGATTTAGGAGTAGAGAAAATCTTTTTAATTATATCTCTACCCATAGATTTATATTTTAGGAAAAATTTCATCAGCATATGCCCATTTTATAATATCCTCAAAATGATATATAAGACTTCCAGGAACGGTGAATAAGTAATGATTTTCTTGTAATATAGCTAGAAATTTACCTTTCTTATGTAAACATAAGAGTAATTTATGATATTCTGGTAATTCCTCTTCAGTATTCCAAATATCATTTATTAAGTTATTTTCATCTTTTGGCATTAATATATTATAGAATTTTATAGAGTTATCTGTAATAATAATACTTCTGTGAGCGTTAATGATAGCTTCTTCCGGAGATTTTCCTACAAAATCACACAAGCAATCTCCTTCGGCACTGTCGATCCAACTAACATGCCATTCCTGATCAAAGTAATAAAGATTGGGTGCATAACCCAATCTTCTACGATATTACACATACTATCACAGTGAGGAAGGCTTTCGAACAACCTTAAATAATCAATATCATTCATAAAAGTTTATTTAAATACTACAATACTATCTCTACTAACTATAGTAGAGTCTCTAATAATCATAGTTATTTCTAATTCCGTTCTTCCACGATATACGTCAATAGCGGATGGTGTTTCTTTGTTTATATAACCATAAACCAAAACCCCAAAGATGTAACTAAGTAGAAACAAACAAATTGCACGCAATAAAAAATTATACTTATTCATGCTCCTTTACATATAAGTATAATAAAAGTAATTATAATTAGCCCTGAATGTAAAACCTGTTAATTCATAGTGGTAAGATCCACAATAAGGACATCTACATAAATTTACTGTATACATTTCTCCAATTTTTTAAATTTTTATCAGTATTATAAGTTAAGAATATTATTCTCATTCCAAGATAAAGAAATATCGCCATTTACAAGACATTTAAATGTATTTATCTTCCTGTTCATGATATCATTTTCACATACCTGGAAAGCATGTCGAACTGATGGATACTTACAACTTCATTGGATTCTTCAGCAATACCGGAGTAGTCTCCTAATAAGGATGTGATAATTAGTGCTATCATAGTTTTTATTCAATTTTTTACTGTTGTTCTGATTCTTTAAATTTACCATCTTGTAAGGTATAGTACACATCTTCCTTTATCTCAATTCCATCTACTTGTTTAGTTACAACTGAAAATAGAATATATTTTTGTTTTTCTTCTGAATACTTCCATTCTGCAAGAGTAATCCATGACCCTATTTTTGCTTTAGCTGATGAATTAATACCAGCGCACATTATGACACAATCATTACCAGAAGAATCGATTTTAGCACTATCACCGGAAGAACTGATCTGAACGTAATCACCGGAGGAGCCTATCTTAGCACTATCACCGGAAGGTAATTTTCTAAAATCTTCTTCTGTAAATATTGTTTTATTTTTAATCCATTCAATTCCCGCTTTAAATAAGCCTGAGAATCCTATTTCAATACCAATCTTTATTTTCTTTCCGCATATTTTCGAATCTTTATTTCTATTCGGATCAATTTTATCTAATTCTACTTCGCAGAATTTGTCATCAATGTTATTATAATAACTCAGAACGTCAAGAGGGTTCTCGCAAGCATGAAAACCACAATGACATAAATTAGCTTCATCTTCTTTATATTCCTTACCAATTTCGTATTAGAAAATTTTCCCATTGGGCGCACATTGCATATGCTTGTTAAATCCTTTATATGCTTTAACTGGTTTGTTTACTTTTTTCATCTCAATTATATTTAGTGGTTTTTTAATTGTTCAAATTCTTGTTTTCGTCATTAATATGTTTTATTTGATAATAAATTTGTAGAAATAGTCGAAATGGCAGTGCTTAAATACTGTCTTTTTATCAACAAGGCAATGAAAATTATCTTCGCTATTATCACCTTCTCTTTTTAAGGAGAGATTAGATCGTCCTTTTGCTACATAGTAAGTATCTCCGTGTAATGTATATTTTTTCAACGTATACATATCCGAAGTGCTCCTTAGTATCTGCATACTCTGGATATCCAGATATTTTATCAAATGGGCAATCGATATTATCTTTCACATAAGAGACGGCTTCTGAGAATTACTTTATCATAGCCTCCTTTTATATAGTCTTCAATATATCCCATATTATCAGTCCTTATTCGTCATAATTTCTATTTTTTAAGTAAATTATTTTCAGCAAGATAACAAAGCATTTCATAAACAGCTTCTAGTAACGTATCCCCATAAATTGGAGCGAAAAGTTTACTTCCGTCACTATCCTCAGTAGTCCCGTAGTATACTCTCCACTCATCTATATATTTTTCTATTCTAAGAGAAAATACTTCATGTGATCTAGAGGATAGCATGCAAGGGATAACATTCAATAAATCTTGGAGGGTAAAAGTTGGAATCACTTCATAAGATATAAATCCAATTACCTGAAACTCTTTCTGTAGACTAAGAAACCACTCTCCTGTAGAATCGTCGTCAATTTTACATCCATGACAACGACGTGTCCAATATAAAGTAGCTTCGCTAGTATCAATATCTAAGTCTTTTAGATGTTTCATTTGATCTATTGATAAAACCTGATCTCTCATGCTAAAAATCTATTGGCTCTATTTAATAAATCTCTAAAGCATTCTATAAATTGCGTTGCCATACTTTTAGATGGGAACGTAAGAGTATGATGGTATATATAACGTGATATAAATGATACTGTTAATTCTCCATCTATCGTACTTTGGATATAATAAATATTCGCGCATGTTTTCTCTGGATCCCATTCACCTACCCAAGCTTTTCGTAACCTTATCAGTTGAGTAAGAGCTAATGTGGCTTCTGCTTCTACTTCTGATGCATATAAATTTCTATCCCCACAAAAAGCTCTGCCTTTATTCTCTCTTAAATTTATTTTTGAATCATAACCTATAAAATACTCCCGTCTAATAGGTGTTCTATTACAAAATTCTTCCAAGTTTTAGGTATTACCTGACAAATTTTATAGATATTTCCTTCTTTTATAAGTTCTGAATCATCAGGAATTTCAATAGTTACTGTTTTCATAATTATTTTTATTTACATAAATATTCTTCATACTTCGATTATAATATCATTATATTCTGCACTATTTCCAAAATCACAATAATGAATTTCACTTCTTGAGTCTTTATCTCTGAAAACTGTTTGTTTTTCTGGATTTACTGTGGTATGTCCTACGTATTGTATTACAGGAGCATCATATAAAGGAATTTCTGGATCATACTTAAGAAAATCTCTTTTAGATTCTAACATATCTGACCATAATGGTCCACCATAGAAATTACTACCACCTCTACACATAGATATAGACATTACTTGAGATAAATATCTATAAGAATCTATAGATAAATTTATCTTTTCACAGAGATTAGGATAGTATAAATGATTAGAAGCTATATCTTTTTCATTCTCAATATTATTAAATATTTGTCCATAAAAAGATAACCATTTACTTGTAATTCCGGCATGAGAAAACCAGTAAGTTCTATCTATCTTTTCTGTTTCTGGATTATATATCTTAATATTATAATTTAATTTAAATAAGTGCAGATTGGTTCTGTAAATATCTTGGAGTTTATCAGATATACTATATCTATATCCAGAACAATAACCTATATAAGGAGAAATATAATTAAATTCATGATTGCCCAATAATAATATTACTTTATCCTCATATGCTTTCTTAAATTCAATTATATCTAATAAATTATTTATTATTCCTTTATCAGAAACAATATAAGAATCAACATAATCCCCTAAGAAAATATTTAAATCAGAATCTCCAGTTTCAACTTTTCTCTTCCACCAATCTCTACCATGAAGATCTCCTATTACTCTAATTTTCATATTTTAAATATTTCGGATATAATCCAACTTGTAGTGCTACCCAACTGAGCTGTATTCTCGCATGTTTTTTATCTATATACCAAGGATTTAAATGTCTACGAATTAATTTATTACAATAATCTTTCCAAACTTCTTCTTGAGATTTAGTATTAAAAGTATATAAATTATACCATTCTTCAATACCCTTTATATCATCTACTGTTTTATTGTAAGGTCTTAATTCCTCATTCACCATCATTATTAGCATATCCTTAACAGGATAGACCTTATTTGGTCTATACCTGTTCTTTTTCTTTTTATATTTTCTCATTAAAATCAAATGTTTTAATAGGGGTTAAATCAAAGGAGCTTGGAGTAATAATAACTTTCCCATTTTTAAGAATCATATTCTTACTTAAACTTTCGGGAGGATATATCCAAGTTTTAATTGATGAATCTGTTAGATATTTATAAAAATGAGCTCCAAAGGCAACATTTGTAATATTTAAATCTTTAATCGCTTTTTCTAGAATTTCCCATACTCCTGGTTCTAATCCTTTAGTAGACCTTCCAGAGGGCATTAGAGGCAATAGGACATGATATTTTATATCGTCTGAGTAATTATACCAACTATCTATAAAGTCTTGTACAGAGGCTTTATCAGATATTATATGATGAATATTAATATGACAATCTCCTTTTTCTAATAATCCTTTTATAGCATTTTCTGCATAAGATCGGAGAGATTTGTTTCCGAACGAGACAGCAACTCCTGCTACATAATCGTGAGTATATTTAAGGATTTTATTCGCTAAGTCATAATATTCTGTTCCAGGCTTATCATAATATGATAGAATTACTCCGTTAGTAGTATAATTAGGAACTACTCCAGTATTATATACAGTCTCTAAGAAATCACAAAAGCTAGAAGATTCAGTTGGTTCTCCTTCTGAACCTATCGCTATTTGAAAGGGTTTTTCTGTGATAGTGATATTCTTTTCTTTCTTATCTGGAGCAAATGTAGCGATAAACTTCTTCCATGTATCACATACATTAGTATAATATTCCCCATTTGGGTTAGAATCAACATAACACCACGGACATTTTCCAGTAACACACTTATTCCCTAATGAAACATCGTAGAACTCAGCTTTATCTGCTGGAAGTTCTTTAATCTCTTTATCTCCAAGACGTATTGTAATTAAATTACTCCATATTGCGGTATAATTACAACTACTTATACCTTTAAACCTAACTCCAAAGTGTTTAAAATCTTTCATCTCTTAATTTATAAAGTTAAACAACTATAACCTTTTACATTATGTAAATTCTCTAAATAAAGTCTCATCCAATAGGGTATCTCATAAGTTAGTACTGCTAAGTCTTTAGGATTGCAGCATGTTGTTACTTCAATAGCCGGTTGGATCTTTCTAAAGAAATCTTCGTATGATCTTCCCTCAGGCTCTAATAGTTTATTTAATATATTACTTATAGTAGTTTCATTATAGTATTTAGAATCAAATACAAAAATTATTGGAAACTCTATTATTGACTCCATATATAAAGATATTTTTTATTCTTCTTTTGATATTGTATAATCAATATTATTTTTATCTAATACATATCTTAATCCTTCTTCTAGTAACGAAGGTCTATAATCTTGGGAACATCTAATTTCAATATAAGGATCCTCTATACCTTCTTGAAAAGGACCATATATTTGTGCACAACATTCATCAAGAACATCATAGTTCCCAAAATAAGGAGATAATACTTTTAATACTTTAGATATATCTTCACTATAAATAAAACAAAAGGTCTCGGAACTACTATTAGTAATAATATCTGAAATAGAATGAATTTTAATATGGAAAGTTTTCATATTTTAAATTTGGATTATCTGCAATAAATTCATAATGATAGCCATTATCTATTACTATAGCTACTATATCCTTAAAACTCTCAGCAAATACTTTGTACATCTCATTACGTAATATACCTATTTTTGAGATATTATCATCCCAGTCACTATCATTGAAGTAGTTACTGAAAGCATCAGTTATATCACGTATATGATCAAGTGTTATACATAAATCTCCATGATTATAGTCTTTATCTATACCCCAACTATAAGTATGTATAAACTTTAGTAAATCAGATACGTCTCCTAAATTCAGTTTCTCTTGCAATCCTTTTATATTCTTTATCTCACTATCTTTAGAAACAAGAAATACTTCTGAACTACTGTTTGTTATAATATCTGATATTGAATGTATTTTAAATCTCATCCTAAATGATAATATGTAATATTAAAATTATGCTCAAGCCATTGAAATACATCAGAATCTTCCGCAAATTCTGAGCGGTTAAATTTTCTACTACATGAAATGGAATTCTCCTCCTCGGAAAGGAGAATAATCTTTCCATTTAATTTTCGAATGTCATATTCGAAATTTGTATTTAGCAAATAGTCTATGATTTTGTTTATTTTGTCTTCATCATATGTTTGAAGAAAAGCTTCAATTTCTTTATATGAGGAATAATTAGTATCATACTTTTTAATTAATTCCGCGTATAATTCTTTAAGTAGACTATTTTCTAATTTAATATAGTCCTCTAACCGTAACTTATAAAGAGTATCCCTAATATAGTAAGTTAAACCACTAGGATACTCTAAATCAATGAACCAGTCGTATATAGTCTGAAAACATGCGTCTATATCCGTAGAATTATCCTCTTCGGAACTTTCTACCCATTTTCTAAACGTATCTAAATTAAATACAAATGGTTCATAATAACCATCTAATATAGGATTGATTATATTCTTAAGATGGTCTAATGTAGTATTTTTATCGTTTATTACAAATAATTCCGATGAGGAATTTGTAATTACATCCGAGACTGAATTAATATTATCTAGAACTAACATAAGTTATTATATTAAATTATTATCTTTGTTTAAGAAAAGAGTTATTATCAATAATATTTCTAGCTCCTTCTATTACTCTATTCAATCCATTATAATATGATAGAATAGTATCTTCCTTAGTCTGCCAGTCAGTATCTTCCTCAGACATTGTTAGGATTATTCGGCTAACATCTTCTTCTTCCCAATTTTGTTATCGTAAGAGTTTTTTATCTCTTACTTCCGGGAGTCTCCTCCTTACTTTATTGAAGATATAAATAAAGATATTCTGATTTAATCATCAGACGGTTCAGCGTACATTTTCATCCTCAGCATCACCTGTAGGAGTAGATCACTCTTGGGTATATTTTATTCTATAAAATATTAAATATAAAAAAAGGTATAGAATCTTAATTCTATACCTTACTAAAATTATATATGTATATAAAACTCCCTATGCTGGTATCTAAACCGATAGCTAATAAACATTTCTACCTATTTATTTACCAACTTAAACCCCTTCACCTTCTTAGCTACTATTTTCATAATATTTGTTATAAATATTATTAAGGGGTCGTCGCCACTAACCAAGATATACATCTTGTAATGCTGGATACTCCCTGAAATTTGACCAGCACCCGTTGTCGGAGTTGGGACAGAGCGGGATTATACTAAGGGAAGTTAGCTTTGACAAGGGCATTATCACCCACGTTTCTAATATTTATTATGTGCAAGAAATGATCCGCAAAGATGCACCATGTCCATGAACACAAAAATATAATATACATATATAAATTCCTAGTAAAGAATTAATAATTTATAGTTTCAATACCTACGCGTTACAGTGGTATAAATTCTTTAGATTTATACTTACCTCGGTATTATCTAAAATAGATTCCACCGATTTTGATCTATTCACCTGTATGTTACCATACTTTCAGACAGAAATCTATCTGCTCTTCCATTAATGTCCTCTTCAACCATCCCTCAGTTTGCCAATCTTTTTCTTCTCGTGCAGCTTCAATCATTTTAGATATCCACATAGTAGTTTCAATCTCCAAATCAACAGTTTTACCAAAACTATCTTCTGGCTTTAATATAACATGATTAGATTTAATAGCTGGTACTTCTGGATAATTAAAATCAACTCCGGCTCTATATAATCTATCAACAATCCATTGATGATGATTATATTCCTCGTTAGATCTCATCTCATAATAAAGATGTAATTTAAACAATCCTCTTACATAATAGTAATTCGCATATGTTCTATATACATTATGATTATATAATTCTCTTGAGATTTGGTCTATCATTAATTTCTCCATATTTTCGGAGATAGTTCTTTCTTTTCTATTCATATTATTTAAGTTTAAGATTTGTTTATTATATACCTTTTTAAAACATTTAGAGCAGTAAAACTAGAATTTTCTCTACCAGGTTTAATAAACCCGATAGTTTTATCTGAATTTTTAATCATCTCTAAAGCAGATTTTTCATAACTTGGATATAAATGTAATCTTATAAGATCATTTTTAATATCCAAATTCGGACCGTATACTTGAACTGGAATAGAGTATTTATTTAAATACTGTATAGTATATAAATCAACACCTTCACATACTCCAACTAAGAATACTGCATTAGAATCTTCCTGAATAATTCTATCTATTTCCGGAATATAAATTTTATTAAACTCCTCTTTAGATAAATCTCGATGTCCTGTAATATAATATCTCATCCTATATAAAGATTATGTTTGTAAATATAATCAAGTACATCTTTCTGAACTAAGGGAAACGGATTAGAATCTAATCTTATATAATTCCGAATTTTATTAGATGTGATATTGATATGATCATATAAAGGTATACTAATAATATCCTCAGATAATTTCCCTAAATCTTTAGTTTCACAAAGAACAATAAATTTATTATCCTTTAATATCTCCTCACCCTTATCCCAATTAGGAATTTTGGAATATCCAGGGAATGTAGTTATTATATATAATTCAATATCTTTTATATTCTTAAAGAATTCAATAGTCTTCCAAGATGGAACCCCTTCTCTATAGGTTTTCATATCTGTAGAAGCTATTAAACTTTCCATATTAGATATAGTAACCTTTTTAAATGGTTTAAACGCTCTCTTACACATAGTTACTCTATCTGTAAAAAGTGTGGAATATGATTCTTTAACACTTCTATATTTAGGAACAATAAAGATTTCATCTAAGAAATTATAATTTACAATATTCCTAATTATATTTTGATGACATATAGTAGGAGGATCAAAGTTTCCTAAGAATATTCCTATTTTTCTCATATAGTCTGGTTTAATATTGATACTTTAGTTATTTTCTCCTTAAGCTGAAGAATAACTTCTTTGGGACTATTATAAAAAGTAATTTCTGGGAATAATTCTCTATCTATTCTAAAACGATATTTAGACGGATCTTGTTCATCAGCAACCCAATGACGTATAGATTTATAAGGTTTATATCTAAATAAATATAAATCATCATTTTCTTCTCTCGCTATCCACATAAGTTTAAGGTATTAATTTGTTGATTTCACTTAATTCTTTAGATAAACATGAGGTATTTCCTTTTTTATGTTGAATACTTCTAATAGATTCTACTTCTCGCAAAATAAATTCTCTTCTCTTTTCTATAAGAAGTTTTCTTGTATTATTAAAATCTTTTTTGCAAGAAAAATAAATATTAATTTTTTTTTTCAGGAGTAATAATCGCATAATAATCCCAACTAGCTCTTGGAGGACGTATATAAACCTTTTTTGAAGATTTCTTTCTTAATTTTTTTAATAATCTTATTTTCATAATGTCTTAATCTATAATTTTCCTTCTCTTTAAATAAGCAAGAATAGGGATTAAATCTACAATATCAATCTTCCGATCATCCCATATTATTCTAAAATAATCTACATTCTTAGATGAACATTCTCCTTTAAGCCACTTATTAACAACCTTTTGATATTCAAGATTTTGTTCTATGTATTCTTCTTCATCGACAACATCTTCTCTAGTATAGATATTTATATCAAGTATCTTCTTTAAAACATATCTACATTCTGCGGTAGTAAGTTCTCTTTTAAGTACTAATCCTTTTGGATAATTATCTAAAGTCAATGAGGTTGTAACTGTTCCAATATTAAATGTCTTTGTGGTCATAAACTATAAGTTTCCAGAGTAGACAGTTATATAAACAATCTAATAAAGATTTGTCCTCACTATAATATAAATATCTTATAGAATCAACATTACGATATGTTATGTTCCATCTTTTATTAAATTCTTGAGTATTTAAATAATATTTAACGCCTTCTTTTTCTACATATTTTGGAAGAAAATCTAATAAATCAATTATTGTAAAAGCTGGAATAATTTGTTCTACAAAGTTTAAATCTTCGTAAACTTCTACATTAGTTTTAGTAACTAAAAAATTATTTGTGGGTCCAGATACGCGAATCCAGAAGAGTCCTGAATTTGGTTTATCTGCTAATAGTGTTAACAAATACTTACATTTCTCTAAGGAAAGCACAGATTTATATAAATTATCCATATCTTATTTAATAATATATTACATATTAGAGAAACAGTTAGAAATATAATAATAGTTAATAGAACACTAAATGCTTCATCATCATCTTTATACTTATAAAGCAATATACAAGCAATTAAGATAATAATTATCATAAAACCTTCCATATTTACTTAGGTATGAGAATAGTGATACTTCCTTATCTTTTAATTCTTGCTTCATTGAAATTAATGTAAAAATAATTTAGCTTTTTCAAGTAAATAACCGGAACAAGTTATAAATTCTGAGGCACTATCTCTAGAGTTAAATTCCAAGAGATGGTTTGAAAGTCCTTCACCTATAGTTAAACAACTATTGCCGTAGTCCCATATAATATAGTATTTAAAAATACCTTTTGAACAAATATTTTTTTCATATTTATCCCATTCAACTTTTAATCTTCTTAGTTGAATAAGGGCTACAATAGCTTCTGCTTCTTCTCTGGTTGCACATAAATTTCTATCATACATAGGATCTCTTTTACCAGAGCTTATCGAACGCACGTTTGAAAATTGATCTATATAATATTCATTTATAACTGGTACAATATCACAAAAATCTTTCCAAGTTTTAGGTTCTCTTTCTATAATTACTTTAAAAGTTGTATCGTCTTCTTTAATTAATTTACAATTGTCTGGAACTTCAATGGTTATATTTTTCATAAGTTATTTAAATAATTAATTCTATTCTCCATATTAGACTTCTTAAAATTTTTATTCTTTCTAAGTTCTTTAATATATTCTAGTATTCTCTCTATTCTATGTTCTTTTAATACTTTATATAGATATTTACCAGATGTTTTTATAAATTCTGAATATTTTAAAGTAAGATAAATTTCAAGGTTTGAATCACATAAATATACTAAGTCATCTATATAGCTATATTTAATGTCATTCTTTACTTTTCTTCTAAGTTTCTTAAGAAGTTTTGTTTTCATGTTTAAAATGTGAAATTAATTCTTCTACTATTGTTCATAAAGTTTCTTTTCAGATGGGTGGAGATAGTATCCAATTCCTCTAACTTCTTGCGAAGTTCTGAAGTATTTCCGGATAAAACAAGGTGTAGTAAACATAAGTAATTTCCTTTAGAATCTTTTTCTTTTTAACTTTTAAATAACTGATAATTTTTTCAAATAATCAATGATTAAAACCATATTCATTATCCCTAGATAATTCTCTAAATAGCTCACGCAAAAAAGATCTGCTATATATTGATCTTCACAATCTCCCTTAAGCCAAGCGTTTACAGTATCTTTATACTCATCCATTTGCTCTTGATATTCTTCTTCATCATAAAAATCTTCAAGTGTGTATGATTCAAATCTAAATATTTCAGAAAGAATATACTTACATTCATCCAAAGAAAGTTCTCTTTTAAGAATTAATCCTCTATCTGATTCTCCAGTTGTCATTTTAACGATTCCGAGATTATAATAACTTTCCATAAG